CTCTCCCAAAAGTCAGCTACTCCCATGAAAGGAGGGAGTAGCCTTCCCCTTCGACATGCAGACTAGTGTTGATTAAACACATTCTGATATGTCAACCCATCCCAGTTTTAGTTTTAACTGGGGACTCTTCCGTAGACCCGCTTCCCAACTTTCGAAGGGAGACGGATCTTCAGTAAAATACTGATGTAAAGAAGAGTCATCCTCTTGCTGCACAGATGTGATGGTAGAGCTTAGAGCTAAACCTCGCACCTCTTCGCGCTGAAGGTTCGTATTCCAACGTTTCCGTGGGAACCGTGTACCAACCCGCGAGTGCAATCCGAGGACTCCGGAATCAACGCTAACAGTCATCAAGGATGACGGCAGGATTGATTCGATGTGTTCGGCGACCCGCAAATAAAAGTAATCATAAAAATGATTAGCGGTGTCAACCAAACTCACTGTCGATCCCGGGTTTTCTGGTGTCAAGTGGCGCAGATAAATGGGCGTTACATCAACCCCGTTAAAAGCGTCTAACCCACAAGATTCTCTAAAGTTACCTTCAGAGAAACTCTTGCCATGGTTAACCCTAAAGTCTAATAGCTCTAGGGTACTCTGAACCAACTCCCTACAGTCTGTGGGGACGATTATATCGTCACCAAAGACGGCCACGCTTCCGCGTAGTTGCTCAATCTTCTCGAGGAACGTAAGTTTCCTCCCAAGGTCCTTTTCAAGACCGAGGTAGAATCCGCCAAGCTCGCGTACACTAAGTACACTAGCGAGGGAGATCCCTAAAAAGATCAAGGTTTCTACTGGAAACGTACAGGCGCTACCCATTGTCGAGAACTTTCGCAGTTCAATTCGACTGGGAAGAGACTGATCAAGTCTCTGTCCCATGAAGTGGGTACGTGTCGCACGAAGGCCTTCTAACAGCTCCGGACTGGATCTGAAGAAGTTACCAACGACGTGGCACGACACTCTGTCACTCGCCGATGATAAGTCGAGAGTGCTGAGTGTGCCGTCCGTAGACCCCAGCCAACACAGCTGTTGGTTTAGACTCTGATCGGTAAACCGAACGAAGTCATTTATCCAACAAAGTGATGACCGAACACGAAAGTAGTGCCAGAGATTTTGCTGGCACCACTGGTGTTCTGCGGGCTCCGCAGCAATAAGCCGCGGAGTTTCATAGGTCTTCGGGACAGCGACTAAGCGAGAGGTAGGCACGTAATTATCGTGCATTCCAAACGCAAAGGTCGAGCCAGCCCAGCTTGAAAGACTATGGAAACCATAGTCCGCCACTGGGTACACGGATTCCAGGCGCTGACTCCAACCGTACCAATGGTACTTGTTGGAGGGACCAGCAACCTGAGAAATCGCTCCAGGGCCATGCTTGCACCGCCACTCTAACGGGTCATAGACCCCGAGTGCTCGGCAGAGAGCCCTTGACACTTTGTCAAGATTTCTCAGAACAACAGACACTAGACTTTCGTCTAATCCTTTAGCCCTATCTGCGACGTAGCTGCTCTGGAGGAATCCAGTAAAGCACACGCGTCGCAAGCAAGACGAGGATTCTTCTCTAAACCAGAATTCCTCTGGCTCGGGAAGAAGAGCGTCTTCTTCAACCATCTTCTGGACAGCAGTCCGAAGAGCGGTCTCAGAGAACGACAGAGGCACCTTCTTACACAGGTAACAAACCTGACGAAAGAAGATTACAGCCTCTATGTTGTAGTTGTTCTTCAAGCGACCGTCATTCCCAAAAATCTCTTGCAGTAACCCCCCGAGAAATCGGGGAATCACCGAACCTGAACTACAACCCATCATGGGAAGTCGAGCAGGTGACCAGAGCTTTTTCGCCAAACATCTATCAAAATGCTTGCCGATTGAGGGAAGGTCAACTACAAGAGTAGTGACCCCGCGCGTGAGCGCGGTACGGCGGATGAGCTCCATGTCTTTCGACAGAGAGTCACCCAGTTGGGGGAGTGCGTATTTGATGTCCTTAAAAAGGGCTTCAAATACACGAAGCATTGCCTCCACGTGGCTTTTCAACATAGGAATTCCTTCGTATGCATCCACGGATGGCAGTCACTGTTGTGCCACACATTGACAGACTAGATCTGCCAGGTGTTTAGCTTCAAGAGGAACGCGTCAGTTGACGCGATCAGCAAGTCGCAAACAGCATCTGGAAGGTCGACGTCAGTCTTACTGGCCTGTCGAACCATGACAATATAAAATTGTTCATAGGTCTCGGGGACAGTATCAGTCGCAAACGTAGTCGCTACAACTTCACAGTTGTGTCGCTCGTAAACGACGCCACTTGCATCAGGCTTCGATTTTGAATGCCTGACCTTGGCACGGTATTCAATGAGGGACTCCCGAAGGAGAAACTCACTACCATAGTTGTCCTGATTAATCTTATTCAGGGACTTGGCATTACCGTTGATCGTGATCACAAGAGGGTCAGAGATGGCCATACGAGGCGCTCACTTTCTAACAAGAAGACGACTAAGGGTACTCGCGAGAGGATCCCTTGGCCGCACTTTCATGATATAGAGTGAGCCAAGAATCAATCCCGCCTTCCGCGTTAGTAGCGGAAGGTATGTCGGGGCAAACGGGAGCACGGGAAGACCGGGAAACCGTTCTTTCCGTTCGTAAAAGCAAAAGTAATCCCCGTCGGGGACCGCCCAGCTTTCACTTGCAGCGCCGTCAATGGTGATCGTGCTTTCACAACGAGTGTGACGCATCAAACACGCATTGGAGGTGGTTAGACCCAGGGCATTTTTGGAAGCGTTAATAACGGTTCCGAGTCCTGTGAACCAATCCACCAACCACGACCAGGGCATTAACTCCCAGGCCGTGGCAAACGCTTCGTACGGTATTCCTACTTTCGTGTCCTTAAAGGGACCGTAGTAGCGATCACCTACCTTGAAACCTTTGAAAGTTCCAAAGTTAGAGCGCTCGAGACCTGTTACCAGGTCCCAAGCACGCTGCCTGAGGTCAGCCTGACTCAATAGAGTCAGGTGCTCAAGCGGCACCTCTGGTGGAACCGTAAGGTGGTACCGAACAGACCCCCACACCTCTTCAGTGTAGTGGTCCCGAGTACTACCCTTGATGAGTATCCCTTCCGAATGTAAAGTTCGGTTAGAGACAACAACATCAACTGCGTTTCTACGAAGCTGCACTCGACGTTTGATGACTCGACGTTGCCTTAGATCCCACAGTAACTTCACTCGTTTGTTAACGAGGTCCGTAAACTGTAGCATCGTGCGAACGTCGCGGATGAAGGGAGCGACTGCCCAGCGCCACGAAAGGTGGCCCGAGGCAATCAATTCGGGAGTACGGTCCAATATTTTGTTCCAATACTCCCCATACGTTCGTTTCCACGGCCTTCCGGTCGCAGGATTCAAACGGCTCCATTTTGGTCTGGCGAAGAGGCCATACCAAGACTTCATCAGTGAAGGAATATCTTTCAACTCAGCGATAAACGTAGGCACAGATACATCTGGTGCAGACGGATTCGCTTTGGAAAGAAGGTCCCAAGACAAATTGTTTTTCTCGATCGTAGTGAGCGAGGCAAACTTTGTCCTAGGATCCGGAGCGTCTACGTGCCAGCCGAGCGGAAAGCTCGACATGATACGTATAATGGCTCCGGAAATGGGGTCAGTCTTGACCCCATTCAGACCGGGGAAGTTCGAGATACGGTTGGTAAGATCAAACAGGTTCACACCTGTCGGATTACCAACAATATCATTACAAACTCCCCAGCGCCCTACCTGTACCGACCGGGTCACCGAAGTATGAAGAGGCAGATTCTGGTAAGTACCAGCTTTTGCAACTCTATCATCTCTAAGGCGATTCCGGGAGGTGGGCATGGCATTCCTTCAGTCATACTCGACAAGGGTCGACGAAAGTCAACACTCTCATAAAGAGTGCGGACGGTCC